ATCGAAGGCAAAGGCTCGGTCAAAAACGCTGTGGTTATATATAGCTATAGGCTCGACGAGTGCTTTGACCCGCAGTCCAACCCGAACTGTCCGGGGTATGTAAAGCCTATGCCTAAGATACCAGAGGTAAAAGTTTATGTAGCATTAGAAGATGATGCTGTAACCAATACATTAGAAGCGGACGAGTTTCAGTACGATGACGATGGTAATCTAATTCTTAGTGAAGAAGAAGAGGAAGAAGAAAGTAGAATTGAGATGGGTCTAACTGCATCTGCCAATGCGCTGACCCTATTTAAGACACAAGGACAAGATGATATTATCATGGCTATTAATCAACAGACTAATTTAACCATGTACTACAATGCATCTATCAATGGTGGCGTGTATGCTGATGCCCCCGGTCTTGCGGATTCAGAAATACCTGACAACAAGAAAGCCTTGCGTAATAACTTAGCACAACAGATACTGCACGATAAGATGGTCGATATGCAGTACAATAGATGAGGTTTAATATGATGAGATATTCTGTAGCAATACTTTCGTTAGTTGCATTTCCTGCAACAGCTAACGTTCAGATCACAGGTAGTGTAGAAGCTAAATGTGTTATTCAAACAACTAAAGCGGGTTCATATGGCAACCCGATTGCCAGTAAGTTGAGCACTACTCCTGCAGATGGAGGTGTACTGCCTATAATCCGGTATGACGTTTCAATCGCAGATTCTTACATAGCTAGTATAACACACCCGACAGCTTTTAGCTCGTCTCCTTCGCTTTCAGATACGATTGCATGGACGGGCAGTACAAGTGTTACACAGACATCTGCTTCTGGCATGTCAGCCTACGAAGCAGCTAAGACAGTGGTGGGTAACACTACAAACTTTAACTTAACATTGGCAGGGTCAACATGGTTCTCTACTGCTTCTAGTGCAACTTATGGTTCAGCCAAACCGTTCCCAGGAGGAACATACACTGCTGTTGTGCAGGCAAGCTGCATTGCTAAGTAGGTTAACCGCTGCTTTTTTGGTTTGGGGTTCTTTTGTAACAGCGCATGAGATGATCCCCGCCTACCCAGAAGTAAAGCCAAGCCATGTTAAAAACGTGGTCAAGGTAGAGATGACTCTTTTTAACTCTAGAGAAGAGATAAAATACTATCAGATTGATGTGTTTGATTTGAATTGGATGAACATACCTTTTTCTTCAACGTATAAAATTATAAAGGTCGACTACAAAGAACACAAAGATTTTGATATATACCTCCGAAAGAAAGATACGCCCGAAGCGGTATATCTGTGTACTACGTCAAAAGTAAAAAGGACGGACACGTCCAGAACTGTAATAGCTTCTAGGATATGTTCCAGATTAGATGGACCTCCAGCATGAGATTAACTTTACTTCTTTGTGTCATATCTAGTTCTGTCGTAGCCGACAGTAATTCTCTTTCCCTTGCGTTGCCGAGCCCTCCAATGAACTACCAATCGGATTCGTTTTCAACGGGCAGCACTCGATGCAGTAATGCTGTGGGTGGAGGTATAAACTTAGAGTATGGTGTAACCGGAGTTCTTTCTGGCCTAGATACTGACAGCCGTGGCAGAAATATAGGTGTGTATGCGCGTGTCGTTATACCTTTAGATAAACCTAAATCTCGTATAAACTGTGATGATCTTTATCAAATCGAGTTGACGCAACGCAGGTTGGAGATACAAAAACTACGCAATGAAATAGAAGCACTAAAAAACTTACAAAACGCTGGTGGCGAAATGGAGTTTGAAAACTAATGGATACAACCAGGATAGCAGATAACATTGATGGGCTTGCAGATCGTGAGTTTAAAACTGGCGGCATGAAGCTGTCGTTTGGTTCTATCGTGGCTATATTTGCATTTCTATCCACAGTTGTAGGCGGTCTATACGGTGGATTCGTAATGTATCAAAAGATCGAAGAAGTCGCAGGGTTAGATCTTGGAGAATATCAACAGGCAATGGACGTTATGGACGCCAAGGTAACTGGTATATCTGAAAAGGTTGAAGAATCCGTGGAATACAGCCGTGACATTAAAAACGGATTGAAAGATGACATCTTACGCATCGAGCAGCAGACAGATCGTATAGAGGATATGGTGCGTAAATCTGAGGACAAGGTTCGTACTATGATTGATAACGCAGAAGTTCGCTTCGAAAATCAACGAGAACGTGTTAGAGTGTCCCAGAGTGGCGATATGAAAGAGCTAGAGGATAAATTGATGGGTAAGTTACAACGGGCATTAGACAACCCGTTGGCAGATTAGGAGATTAACATGACAGAATTTGAAAAAGCCGATCTAGATGGTAGCGGCACAATAGACCAAACTGAGTGGGATAAGTTAGCATTAGAAGACAAACGTTTGAGAATGGCTGATGAAGACGCTCAACGAGACGCTCAACGGCAAATGGCGTGGTTTGCACTATTCGGTATGTTGTTGTATCCTTTATCAATAATTATTTGTAACTTGGCTAATCTTGATGAGGCCATGAAATCACTAGCGTCCATAGCTGGTGTGTATTTTGTTTCTGTAGCAGCTATCGTTGCCGCGTTCTATGGCAAGGAGGCCTACACAAAAGGAAAGGCGAATAACTAATGATGAGTTTAGTAAGTAATTTGGTGGGCCCTGTTACTGGGCTACTAGATAAAGTTATCGAGGATAAAGATCAAAAGGCCAAGCTGGCCCATGAGATCGCAACAATGTCCGACCAACATGCCCAGCAAGCGCTAATGGGTCAATTAGAGATAAACAAAGCTGAAGCTGCATCAGGCTCAGTTTTTAAAGGCGGATGGCGACCCTTCATAGGTTGGGTATGCGGCGTTGCTTTCGCTTATCATTTCGTACTGCAGCCATTAATTGTGTTCGGCGTAACCGCCGCTGGCGTTGACATTCCAGAGCTACCAGAATTTGATATGGGTAGTTTGATGACTGTTATGATGGGGATGCTCGGTTTGGGCGGACTTCGTAGCTATGAAAAGAAGCAGGGGTTGGCGAAGTAATATTGTGAAAATTCCTTTTTTAACCTTACGCCGACACATAGAGCTAAACGTGTACACGTTTCACGCTGGTCTGGAATTTCGTTATTTAGACCGCTGTGAGCGAAGTCCATATATGCAAGCACCACAGATCGCATCAAAAATGCGAAAAAGATTTGACCCTAAATCTATTACTTTTTCTAGCTGCTATGGTCTTTTGGAACTTCAGAAAAGAAGTCTTTCGTTAAAAGCGTGGCAGGATTTTGAGTTTACCATGGAAGACGGTAACATAGATTTGGAGTGCATGGACCCACAACTTATGAGATGGACAGGGGGGCATACTGATCAGACTAATGGGTTTGCAGAACGTCATGGTTTGGTGATAGCTAAAATAGATTCTCCCTATTTCATAGAGTGTGACGAAGACATTGATTTCATTATGTCGGCTAGTCCATTCGGGCATCAGTGTTTTTGTTATGTAGGGGGTGTGACAAATTACAAATATCAACACGCCACTAATATTTTTGCGTACTTTAAAAAATCTCAAAACGGCAGGTGGCTGTTTAATGCGGGAGATGATATGGTTAATATTACGCCTATGAGTGACCGTCCTTTGAAGGTTAATCATCACTTGGATGTGGATTACCATAAGTTCTTAGGGGAAAAGATGCGTCCTTTATCGGCAACGCATTCATTCTTGAAACGACGAAAAGCAGATCGGGAGAAAAATAAATGAGCAATGCACTAAAACTATTACAAGAAAAATGCGGATGTACTGCGGATGGCTCTTTCGGACCTAACACAGCTAGAGGCATTGTATCGCACTACGAACTGTCTCCAGAGCGTGGAGCACATCTCTTGGGTCAGGTTATACATGAAAGCGGCACATTTAGATATGTGCGAGAAAACCTTAATTACAGTGCGGAGGCCATGATGAAAGTTTGGCCTAGCCGTTTTCCAACAGAAGAAAGCGCAAAACCGTATGAGCGTAACCCAAAAGCTTTAGCAGAAAACGTATATTTTGGAAGAATGGGCAATGATTCTAAGGAAAAAGCCAGCTTATACATAGGCCGAGGATTTCTTCAATTAACCGGGTATGACAACGTCAAATCGTTTGCTTCGGACATGGGTAAGCCAGAAGTTCTTCAAGACCCCTCTCTTCTTGAGGAGGACTACGCTATGGATACCGCTATCTGGTTCTTTAAATCTAACAACCTATGGAAAATTTGTGACGAAGGTGTTAATGATGATGCAATTAAACGCCTGACCCGCAGGATAAACGGCGGGTACACGGGGTTAGATCACAGGATTAAAGAAACAAATAAGGTCTATGATTGGTTGAAATAGACTACTTGAGGAAGGACCTAAAATGAGTAGCACTATTGTAATAAGCATAATGTCTGAGGGAATGCCCGTAGACAAAATGGAAGAAACTGAAGAGGGAATGGCTTGCCCATTGCCAACTCAAGATCCAGAAGCCAACATGGAAAATCTGGATATGGCAGAATATGAGAACAATTATACTGAAGCTCATTTAACTGATCAGTGTTGTGGAACGTGTTCTATGTACAATCAAACTGAAGAAATGTTGGGTTGTATCGGAGATGACACAGGAGAAGTTGGCTACTGCCAAAGTTTAAAGTTTATGTGTTCTAAAGAAAAAGTCTGTGACATATGGGCAGAAGGTGGCCCAATCACATCTGATTCACAAGAAGAATACAAGGACATCCTATAATGGATGTTGTGGACTTGGCGAAACATCTGTATAAGAAACTTGAAGAGCGCGAACAAGATATATCTCGGGCTCTTTCTCACGGTGCTGTAAAGGACTGGGAGCAGTATAAAATGTCTGTGGGAGAGATACGGGGACTCTCTCTTGCTAGAGAAGAAATCAAGACCCTGCTGGAAAGAAACGTAGACGATGTCGAAGACTTTATATCTTCCTGATTCAGTCGCGCAGAAAATGAACAAAGACAAAAAGGCCAAACAGGCTGAGTCTTCTTCTTTGGACAGCGCGTATGTGGCCTCAGAAGAACGGGTGCTAGACCCAAACCTCTTAGAACAACCCCTGCTTGATCGACTTCCCCAACCCACAGGTTGGCGGGTTTTGGTTATGCCGTACCAAGGAAAAGCGAAAACTTCATCCGGTTTGTATATACCTGACGAAGTCCGAGAACGGGAGTCCGTTGCTACCGTAGTGGCTTATGTTATGAAGCTAGGTCCCCTAGCTTATAAGGATGCGGATAAGTTTGGCCCAGAGGCTGAACCATGGTGCAAAGAAGGCCAGTGGGTTTGTATAGGTCGGTATTCCGGCTCAAGATTTAAAATCGAAGGAGGGGAAGTTCGTATTATCAACGATGACGAAGTTATCGCAACTATCCTCGAGCCTGACGATGTTAAACACATATAGGAGAGGTACTCATGTCAGAAGAAAAAATTGAAGTTGAAGAGCAAGAAACAGAGCAGGTTTATATAGAACCTGAGTCAGAAGCTCCGCCAGAGGAACCTGCCAAGGAAGCGTCCTCAGAAGAAACAAAAGTTGAAGCATCTAACGGTGACGAGGAACTGGACAGCTATAGTAAAGGTGTTCAATCCCGTATTAAGAAGCTGACTGAAAAGTATCGTCAGGAAGAGAGGGACAAGGCAGAAGCTGTTCGGCTTTCCCAAGAACTGATTGACGAAAACAAAAAACTTAAAAGCCGTATGCAAGCTTTAGACTCAGGATACCTTTCTGAGTTTGGAAGCAGGCTGCAAGCGCAGACCGAAGAGATTAAGCGGATCTATAAAGAAGCTTATGAGACGGGCGACACTGACAAGATGGTAGAGGCGCAAACTGCTTTAGCGCAAGTTACCGCAGAACAGAATCGCTACAACACTGCGAAAGCTCGTCAAGAACAACAGGCTAAAACACAAGTTGAACAGGCTCAACAGCCTCAACCAGTTCAACAACAGCCTGCTCCGCAGCGTCCTAAACCGGATCCAAGAGCGGAGAAATGGGCGCAAACTAACAAGTGGTTTGGTGAAGATACGGTGATGACTGCAGCGGCGTTTGCAATTCATTCACAACTTATCAATAACGAAGGGTTTGACTCTGACTCATCAGAGTACTATACTGAAGTTGATAAACGCATTAGGTCGGAATTTCCACACAAGTTCCAACCTGCGAAGAAATCGGGTGGAGGTAGTCAGGTCGCATCCGCTGGCAACTCCGCATCCCGCAGTACTAAACAGGGGCGCAGGTCGGTCAAGTTAACGCATTCACAAGTCGCGATTGCAAAAAAGCTAGGCGTACCTCTTGAAGAATACGCTAAATTTGTGAAGGAGTAATAGAATGACTGACAACAGAACACCGCGAAAGAACGCAACTCGAGCCTCAGAAACTCGCAGAAAACCTTGGGCTCCGCCCAGCCGCCTCGCTGCACCAGACGCCCCAGATGGCTATGTGCATCGTTGGATTCGAACCTCAATGCGAGGTGAAGACGATAAGATGAACGTCAACACCAAACTGCATGAAGGGTGGGAACCCGTCCGAAAGGACGAGTATCCAGATTATGAAGCTCCTACTATCGACGAAGGTCGGTTTGAAGGTGTGATTGGTCAAGGTGGTTTAATGTTGTGTCGCATACCTGTCGAAACCGCCAATGAAAGATCCGAGTATTACGGGAGCCGAACCCGCGAACAGATGGTTGCAGTCGATCAGGATTTAATGAAGGACCAACATCCTTCTATGCCGATATCTAATAGTCGGCAAAGTCGTGTATCCTTCGGAGGTTCAAGACGAGACTCCGAGTAACTTTTATTGAGGTGCTATTATGGCAAATTCTAACGGATCCTTTGGGCTACGTCCCATTGGTATTGTTGGACAAGGTGCGAATACTACGGGTGCTACCGAGTATCGTATTGCGTCAAACAACAATACAAAATTATATCAGGGCTCTCCTGTTATACCAATCGCAGGCGGAACTATCTCAGAAGCGCAAGCTGCTGCAGGTGGTAACGTTGCATTCTTGGGTGTTTTCTGGGGGTGCGAATATGTTCGCGCATCAGACGGCAAGACAATCTGGTCGGCTACTTGGCAGGGTACTGCTGCTGGCGCAGATACTAACTACCCAATTAAAGCTTTTGTTTACGACAATCCAATGCAGACGTACACAATCGCTACATCTAATGTAGTGAGCGCGGCGAACACTGAAGCGGAAGTTCGTGCAATGGTCTTTAAAAATATCGCATTGGCGACTGCAACTGCAGGTAGTGACGTAACAGGAATTTCTTCTGCGACTGCAGATTTGAATACTTCTGCTGCAACTGCTGCTCTTCAGCTTCGTGTTATTGGCGTCCAAGATGACCCTGATAACTCAGACTTCACAGTCGCTGGTATCCCACTAATCGTTCGTTTGAATACTTCGTTCAACTCTGCCAATGGCGGGATTGCAGCGGGTACTCCTTCGTCCACTGGCGTTTAAAGGAGGTCTAACACATGGCTATATCACGCGCACAACTAGCGAAAGAGCTAGAACCAGGCCTTAACGCCTTATTTGGTATGGAGTACAATCGGTACGAAAACCAGCACAGCGAAATCTTTACAACAGAATCTTCTGATCGTGCATTCGAAGAAGAAGTTATGTTGGCCGGGTTTGGCGCAGCACCTACAAAGTCTGAAGGTTCTGCAATCAACTTCGATGATGCTAACGAAGCGTATACTGCTCGTTACAATCACGAAACCGTTGCACTTGCGTTCTCAATCACTGAGGAAGCAATCGAGGACAACCTGTATGACCGCCTCGGCAGTCGCTACACTAAGGCCCTCGCTCGTTCAATGGCGCACTCTAAGCAGGTTAAAGCTGCTGCTGTTCTTAACAACGCCTTTACAGGCGGTGCTAGTGCAGGCGGTGACGGCGTTGCTCTTTGTGCAACAAACCACCCGCTAACTAACGGCGGAACATTCTCTAATACTCCAGCAACTGCTGCTGATTTGAACGAAACTTCTTTGGAAGACGCTCTTATCAACATCGCTGGTTATGTTGACGAGCGTGGGTTGAAGGTCGCTCTTCGCGGCTTGAAGTTGATGATTCCACGTCAACTGCAATTCGTTGCAGAACGTTTGATGGTGTCTAACCTTCGTGTTGGCACTGCAGACAATGATACTAACGCAATTCGCTCAATGGGTATGTTGCCTGACGGTTATGCCGTTAACGACTTCCTTACTGATCCAGATGCGTTCTTCATCAAAACAGACGCGCCTCGCGGCTTGATTCACTTTGAGCGGACTCCGCTTTCCACTAACATGGAAGCAGACTTCGACACAGGGAATATGCGCTTCAAGGCACGGGAACGTTACAGCTTCGGCTTCTCTGACCCACGTTGTGTATTTGGTTCACCTGGGGCATAAGTTCCGGACTATTACTGCAGTTAGGGGCGATCTTCGGATCGCCTCTTTCTTTTTGGCTTGAAGTGTTGTATGAAGAGTTATTCCCTGACAGTCACATTTGACTGACATTCGCCAAGACAGGAGACTCACATGGCTAATACAACTTTTTCTGGTCCGATTCGGGCTGGCAACATTAAAAACACAACAGGAACTACTGTTGGTTCTGACATCGCAAACGTAGGTTACGTTGTAATGATGCAGACACACACTATGGATCTTTCCAACGGTGCTATTGCAGCGGGACCGACTAATATGGTTATCCCCGCAAACTCCAAGATTATTAATTGTATTGTTGATTTATCAACAGCGGCTAACGCTACAACTAACCTTAGTGTTGGTGATACAGTTGGTGGAGCTACAACAATCCTAAATTCATTGGCTACTGGCACAACTGCTGGCCTCAAGACTGTAACTACACAAGGTGGTGGTACAGGTGAGTGGGCAGACACAGGATCTGCTGATCTAAAACTTACAGTGACAGGATCTGCTGCTACAACTGCTGGTGTTGCGGTGATCACAATCATGTACGCGCAAGCATACAACACTGTAATCCGTCCATAAGGAGAGCTTAGATGGCAGGATCAGACATAAATGCGTACACTCATGCACAAGGTTCAGCGGCGGCTCTTATAGGGCCGTCCAGATCCAGACTTCAAGCCGTAAACATATACGCGACTGCGGCAGGCTCGTTCACTCTTACCAATGGTAACGGGGGAGCAACAATGTTAACGCAGAAGTTTCCCATAGGTATGAACGAGATATACATTCCTGAGAATGGAATGTTGTTTACTTCTGGGGTTTACGTTTCTGCGCTGACAGGAGCGGGGACTGAGCTAACTATTCTTTTGTCATAGGAATAATTTATGCCTAAAATCGATAAGGCTAAAATGAAATGCAACAAACCTAAACGTCAGATTTCTGGTGGGAAAAAGTCTGTTGTTAAAGCCTGTGACAAAGGTAAAGAAAAAATAGTTCGTTTCGGGGACGCCAATATGAAGATTAAAAAATCAGACCCTAAACGGCGAAAGTCGTTTCGGGCTCGTCATGGGTGCGATAAAGGCACTATGGATAAATTAAAGGCCAAATATTGGTCTTGTAAGGCGTGGTAGTTATGAGATTAGAAGTTAGCCAACTGGTGTCGTTTGTTGCCTTGGGTCTTCTGGGTTGGGCCTCTATGCAGGTTTACCAGATGAATGCTCAGTTGATGGTCACGTCCTACAAAGTTGAAGAAAACTACAACATGATCAAGCCCATGTGGCAGGATTTTTTGGTAAGGAACGCACATCATGATCAGCCGCAGCCAAATGGCAAAGCAAATATCCACGCCACCAACAGGGAGAGGTAATATGAGTTTATACGAGAATATCCGAAAACGTCGAGCAAGCGGAAAGCCTATGCGTAACAAGGGCGACAAGGGTGCGCCTAGTAACCAAGACTTTGTTAATGCGGCTAAAACCGCGAAGAAGGCAAAGGGTGGTATGATAAATAAAGGCTACAAGAACGGTGGCTGTGTTATGGCTGGTCGCGGTGGGAAATATAAAGGCGGAATGTAATGACAACTTCTGGATCAAGAGATTTCAATCTCGATGTAGGTGAGCTTATCGAGGAAGCATACGAGCGGTGCGGTATAGAAGTACGCACGGGCTACGATGCCAAAACTGCTCGTCGATCTTTGAATCTCATGTTTGCAGAATGGGCCAACAGAGGGTTGAACCTGTGGACTGTTAAGTCTCATACGATTGATCTCACGCAGGGTCAGGCACAAGAAACTCTTTCTGACAATGTAGTTGATCTATTGGATGTTGTTCTTCGTAGAAACAATACTGACTACGAAGTTCAAAGAATATCCAGGGGAGAGTACGCAACTCTGCCGAATAAAACAACGCAGGGAAGACCTAGCCAGTATTGGCTAAACCGTCAGATTAATCCAGTTCTGAATCTTTGGGCTGTACCTGAGAACTCTACAGATCAAATTATTTATTATTTTGTTCAGAGGATCGAAGATGCTGACACATTGGTTAATACAACAGATCTGCCCTTCCGGTTCTATCCTTGTATGGCTGCAGGACTATCCTACTACATTGCTATGAAACGAGCACCAGAACGTGTACAGTTGTTAAAGACTGTTTACGAAGAAGAGTTCCAACGAGCAGCGGATGAAGATCAGGGGAGAACTCCTTTGAAACTTCAACCTAGTCTCAGTTATTTGAGGGTCTAATGGCATACGCGAGTGGCAGCAAAGCATGGGGTATATCGGATCGATCAGGCCGTCGATACCGTCTTCGTGACATGAAGGTGGAGTGGACGGGGGCCAAGGTTGGTCCTGATGAGTTTGATCCCAAGCAGCCTCAGTTGTTCCCACCAAAAGCGTATCCAGATCCTCAAGCATTGAGGAACCCGAGACCAGAAACAAATTTAGAGGAACAACGGGCGTTACAGTGGGGATGGAATCCAGTGGGATTTAATTACTTGCCGGGCCTTTCCCCAGATGACAATTTACAGGCCACAGGATCTGTCGGCACAGCTACGGTGGTGATAACATGAGCTTTACATATGATGAACTAAAGACGGCGATACAGGACTACACTGACAACACTGAGACAAGTTTTATTAACAACCTGCCTTTGTTTATCCGAGTCGCAGAAGAACGCATTTTAAAAAATGTACAGCTTGATTTGTTCCGTAAAAATGCCAATGCGATCATGGTTAAAAGTTCTGAGTACTTAGGATCTCCTACAGATTTCTTGGCTCCGTTTTCATTAAGCTACACCGTTAATGGTGACAAAGTTTTTGTAGAGTTTAAGGACGTTTCCTTTTGTCAAACGTATACCCCAAACGCTACGACAGAAGGTCAGCCTAAATACTACGCCCAGTTTGACGTAAATAATTTTTTACTGTCACCTTCCCCAGACGCAAACTATGACTGTGAAATGCATTACTTTTATAGGCCCCTTAGTTTAACTGCGGGTGCAGGCTCTGAAACAACTTGGCTAAGTACCAATGCTGAGATGTGTCTTTTGTACGGCTCGTTAGTAGAGGCGAACATTTACCTCAAAGGTGAGCAAGATGTTATGCAAATGTATAACAGCAGATTTACAGAGGCTATGACCGCCCTTAAAATGTTGGGTGAAGCAAAAGAAACGACTCAAGAGTACCGAGTTGGACGAGTTATAAGGCAGAAACAATGATACAAATAGAAGCTTTTGAAAACTTTAAAGTGCGTACATCTAACGATGGAGGCCACAGTATAGATACGGTGGCAGAAATGTGCGCGGACAAACTTATGAGTGTTTCTGACACTGCTCCAGAAGAGATTAGGGTGCAGGCCGAAGCATTTAAAACACAAATGTTGAATGTTGTCTCTCATTACATTAAGATGGCAGTCAAGGAAGACCGCGCAACAATGTGCATTAAAATTCAGAAGGCTGGCTTTTCGGACCTAGCTGAACAACTAAGGAGAATCTGATGGCCTTTACTGGTAACTACATGTGTACATCGTTCAAAAAAGAACTGATGACTGCTACACACAATTTTAGTGCTTCCGGCGGAAACACTTTTAAACTCGCATTGTATACAAATAGTGCTACATTTACGGCAGCAACTACAGCGTATACTTCGTCTAATGAGGTGTCTAACTCAGGGAGCTACACTGCTGGAGGTGGTGCGTTAACCAACGTGACGCCGACAACTTCGGGCACAACAGCCTTGACAGACTTCGCTGATAAAGATTTTACGTCTGCTACAATTACAGCACGGGGCGCGTTAATTTATAACGACAGCGCTGCGGGAGACCCTACAGTCGCAGTTCTTGATTTTGGTTCCGATAAGACATCCACAACAGGGACTTTCACTATCCAGTTCCCAGTAGCGGACGCGGCTAACGCGATCATTCGGATCGCCTAATTTTAAGGAGATCTCGGTATGGCGCTTATTGTTGCTGATAGAGTCAAGGAAACTACAAACACCACCGGAACAGGTGCGTACACTCTCGGTGGTGCAGTCGCGGGGTTTGATGCCTTTAGTTCTGTAATGAGTAACGCAGACACTGCGTACTATGCTATAACAGACGAGGTTAACTGGGAAGTCGGTCTAGGTACTTTTACCTCTTCCGGTGGAACAATGGCCCGAACAACTGTTCTTGACTCATCAAACAGTGGCAGCGCAGTAAACTGGGGGGCAGGAACAAAGTCTATTTTCCTGACATTACCTGCGGTTAAAGTAATACAAGAGGATGCTGGCGATAACATTACTGTCGGCAACAACATCATTGTTGGAGGAACTGTTGACGGCGTAGACATTGCTACTCGAGATGCGGTTCTGACCTCTACGACTACTACCGCAAACGCAGCTTTACCTAAAGCTGGCGGTACAATGACAGGTAATTTAATTCTTAATGCCGATCCGACTGCTACACTGCAAGCAGCCACCAAGCAGTATGTAGATACGATTGCGGCGGCGGGAATACATTATCACCAACCTTGTCGAGCACAGGCAACGGCAAATCTTAATGCTACATATAACAACGGGTCTAGTGGTGTTGGAGCTACTTTGACTAACGCTGGAACACAGGCGGCATTGGTTATTGACGGGGTTTCTCTATCCTCATCGGATCGAGTTTTAATCCAATTACAGACTAACCAAGCTCACAACGGTGTTTACACAGTTACTACAGTTGGTAGTGGTAGCACTAATTGGGTACTTACTCGAGCCACTGATGCTGATTCATATGGGCCAAGTGACCCAGACGCATTAGGGGAAGGCGATGCTTTCTTTGTTACTGAAGGTACAGTTCACGGTGGTGAGCTAGATGTGATGACTACGTCAGGTACTATTACTTTTGGTACAACTGCGATTGTCTTTGCGCTAGTTTCAGATGCTCCAATTTACACAGGTGGAACTGGGGTTTCTATTTCTGGAACTGTGGTATCTATAGGTCAGGCGGTTGCTACAAGCAGTAATGTGACGTTTAACCAAGTGACTGCTGCTCTGGTTGGTAATTCATCGACGGCTACCAAATGGGCTACGGGTAGAACTATTACTTTAACAGGTGACACTACAGGAGTATCCGGTACTTTTGATGGTTCTGGTAACGCATCTATCAGCACTACAATAGCAGACTTACCTGGGAAACAGCCTTACTTAACTGTAGCAACTACCGTTTCTGGCGGTAAATTCTTGTTAGATGGCAGTTCTCAGCAAATCGCGCAACTACCTCGTTCTGTAACGATTCGGTTTGATCAGTCTGATAGCAGTAACACGACTCACCCGTTGCGTTTAAGTACTACGTCTGACGGTACTCATGGAGGGGGCTCTGCTTATACCACTGGAGTTACGACTGTTGGAACACCGGGGTCGGCAGGCTCGTATACTCAGGTTACAATACAACAGTCCGCTCCGAATACATTGTATTATTATTGCGCTAACCACTCCGGTATGGGCAGTAAAATTTCAACGGGCATAGATTTAACTCCGTCTGCCTCTCCTACATTCTCGTCCGTTACTGCGGATTTAACGGGTGATGTCACAGGGTCTGCAAACACGCTATCAACCGCTCGAACAATCGGGATGACAGGTGATGTTGTTTGGACTTCCGCTGCATTTGACGGAAGTGGGAATGTCACTGGCACAGCAACGATACAAGCTAACTCTGTGGCTCTTGGAACAGACACAACTGGGAACTATGTTGCTGCAGGCGCTACCTCTGGTACGGGTATTTCGGGCTCTGTTTCCAGCGAAGGTGGGACTTTTACAGTCACTTCTAACGCAACTAGCGGGAACACTGGTGGAGCTATAGTTGCAAGGGATGGCTCTGGTAACTTTACTGCGGGTACTATTACTGCCTCTTTAAGCGGGAATGCCTCTACTTCTTCTTCTACTTCGGGCAATGCAGCAACTGCTACGGCGTTGCAGACAGCAAGAAATATTGGCGGTGTATCATTTAATGGTACAGCTAGTATTAACTTACCAGGGGTAAACACCGGAGGTAATCAAAGCACTTCTGGCAATGCAGCTAGTGCCACGGTTTTACAGACAGCAAGGAACATCGGTGGTGTGTCCTTTAACGGTTCAGCTAATATTAACTTGCCCGGAGTAAACACTTCGGGGAACCAAAACACTTCTGGCAATGCAGCGACTGCAACCACCGCATCAACGGCTAACGCCTTAAATACTTCAAATGATTATCGTGTAGATTCTTTCGGGGTCGGCACAAACGCTTCGGGAACAACTGGAGAAATACGGGCTACAAACAACGTCACAGCGTATTACTCAGATGATAGACTGAAGACACGTTTTGGAAATATTGAAAACGCTCTTGAGATGCTTTCGACTCTAAACGGTTTCTACTATGAAGCTAACGAGACTGCAGTTTCTTTGGGTTATGATGTCCACAAAGAGGTTGGGATTTCAGCCCAAGAAGTGCAAAAGATACTTCCTGAGATTGTAGCCCCTGCCCCTATTGATGATAAGTACCTGACTGTGCGATATGAACGGATGGTCCCTCTTTTAGTAGAGGCAATAAAAGAATTGTCGGATAAAGTAACAGACCTACAAGACCGTCTAGATGAAATAGAATAGGAGAATTAAATGCTAGGCTTTTCGCCATTCTCCGCCGGACCATTCTCCGCTAGTGGTGAAGCTAGTGCTCTTAATATCTTAACAGGGCAAGAGGCTACAGCCTCAGTCGGTACAGTACAGGTATTTGGATACGCTCCTTTTTCAGTGACAAGTCCTACTCCTGCAGTTGGTTCTGTTGGGCAAGTAACGGTTGACGCGGGTTCCACGGCTACCTTCTCCATAGGGGGTGCAACAGGTTCTGTTGGGCAAGTACTGGTTGACGCGGGGGTAACCGCTACAGTTACAGGAGTTTCTGCAACAGGTTCTGTTAATCCAGTTACAGTGTTCAATCTTACTGTTGCCGCAGTCACTGGGCAGTCACTCACTGGTACTGTTGGGAGCATAGCATACGTTAAAGCAGACGCTGTAGTTTCACCGACAGGGGTCACTGCCACAGGCGCAGTTGGTAGTATAACTGCAGGGATCGTCACCGTTGCAGAAGCAACTGGAGTTTCTGGCTCTGGTAGTGTAGGATCAATCACAATGACAGGTGGCGCAACGATTGTCCCAGATGGTGTCGAAGGCACTGGAGTGATGGGACAGGCTAACGTCTGGGGTACAATTATTCCAAATACAGGCACTGTTTGGACAGAAATACAAGCGTAAGGAGTTTCAATGCCTAGTACATATACTGATAATAGCGGGATTGAACTTCCAGCAAATGGGGAACAGTCCGGCACATGGGGTGAAACCGTAAACGATAACATGAATATCATTGACCGTTTGTCTAATGGTATCGGAACTATCTCATTAAGCGGAACGTCTCATTCTCTCATTACCTCAGATGGAGTTCTGTCTGATGGTCAATACAATACGTTGTTGTTGTCTGGGTCGCCTAGCGGCACAAATACAATTACAATTAGCCCCAACAGCAATCAACATATTTACACTGTTATTAACTCTAGCGGTCAAGACGCTGTCTTTACTCAAGGTTCTGGAGCCAACATAACGGTTAAGAATGGTTCCACTAAAATTATTTACGCAGATGGCGCAGGTTCTGGTGCAGCAGTTGTAGATATAACCAACACCTTAGATATTAACGCTCTACATCTGTCTGGTGTAGCGGTAACTTCTTCTGCTGCAGAGTTAAACATTTTAGATGGCGTTACCTCCACTACTGCAGAGTTGAACATCTTGGATGGCGCAACCCTTGATGTTAACGAGTTAAACATCCTAGACGGCGCAACAGTTACTACAGCCGAACTAAACGTTTTAGACGGTATTCCTGCTACTCTAACGGCTACTGAGTTAGGCTATGTAGACGGAGTAACCAGTTCTATACAGACTCAACTAAATAATTTGTTGACAGGTCCTAGTATAACAAGTCCTGTGACAGTTACAGGAGGCACTGCAAGTTGGGTACTTACTGCTTCCGGAACTACACTAACCTTTTCTTACAACGGAGTTCCTAAGATACGATTTGATGGTTCTACTGGAGACATCACCGCAACTGGGAACATCACAGCCTACGGGAGTTTATAATCAATGCCAGTTCCTACAGGTACAGCCAGTTTACAGGACATTCAAAACGAGTTTGGCGGAAGCCATCCAATCGGGATTAGCGAATACTACGGTGCAGCGGCGGGAGTTCCTGCCAGCGGCACAATTTCTATTAACGATTTCAGAGGCAAGTCCAATACATTTGCGTTTACCTTGACATCTAACCAACAAAACTACGATGTTCGAGCAGCGGCACTTAGCGCGGGATGGGACGGGTCATCCGAAGTTCAGCTTACAATTAACTCTGGAGTCACTGTTTACGCAAGCAGCACGTCGAACTATGCTTGCTCGTTTTCTGGGTCTTTCCCTTCTGGGGCTAAGTTAATTAATAACGGGATTATTGTTGGTCGCGGAGGAAATGGTGGCAACGGATACGCAGGCAACGGTGCATGTTACGGGTATGCTCCGTATGGTGGTGGATCTACAGGAGGCACAGGTGGCCCCGGTCTTTACACTTCGGTGGCGTTAAGTGTTACGAATAATAACCGTATTTCCGGTGGCGGCGGAGGTGGCGGTGGTGGCTACCCATCCAACTTTTCTTGGGGCGGATCTGGTGCTGGCGGAGGTCTTGGTATCTCTAGCGGAGGAAGCCCCGGAACTCACGGCTATGGATATGGCAATGGTGGGAATTTGACTGCCTTCGGCTACGGCGGAACCCCTAGATCTCAACCGGGCAGTGGCTGTCCTTGGGTTGAAGTGGGTGGTCGCGGAGGAAATGGTGGGACTTATGGCGCGGGTGGATCGGCTCCTGGTTCTTCTTCTGCACCAGGTGTCGGCGGCAACTACATAACTGGCAACAGTAACGTTACTTGGGTTGCAACTGGTACTCGGAACGGTGGAGTAGCCTAAGTTGCCTCAAGAGTTTCAAGTTGCTTTCTTTGACGAAGAAAGAGGAACCATAGGTATTGTCTGGGACGGCATGGAGAATCCCATGGCTGTCGAGCTCCCCATAGATGGAGCGGGGTACTACCCTTCTAAACAAGACCTAATTCAGTATATAGCTGGGTTTGTCCCAAGAAATACAATTAACAGTCCTCGACAAAAAGCTTTAGAAAAAGGCATACCTAATGTTGATGTTGTTCGAGATCTCGTAGATCCCGACCTTATGGTTATGGACTATGTAGCAACGCCTAAAGAACTAGAAGACATCATAGACGAGCAGCAGCGTGACGATTTCAGAAACGGTGTGCTAGAAGTTCTGGAAGAAATAGGTTTGTTTAAAAGATGAACTTGTTGCAGGAAAAAATGTTTACGGACAAAGAGACTGTGGCAAAGAGACTTGCGGTGTGCGGCTCTTGTCCTAGAAAAAAACTATCTAGGATTGTAAAAGTCTGGTCATACTGTGCTGAATGCCACTGTCCTTTAAAAGCAAAGACAGTTTTAAAAAGAGAAAGCTGCCCATTAGGAAAATGGAACTTTGTCTAGTAGTATTCTTGTTGGTTCTTTCGGCCTACCTGATTCCTTTATAGATTATATTAATGGTGCGGATTTTCCTTGGAACTACGTTCATAGATCTACATCAGACGGCCTTTCATTTATGGGCCATACGCTTGTTTGCCGTAAAGATGAAGATCGTTGGAAGCCTAACTCAGAACATTGGCCCACGGTTTACAAAGCGTTTGCTGCATTCTGTGATCGAAACAACATTGAGTTTACTGAAATTCAACGTTGTGCAATTAACATGACTTTTTCTCGTCCTGACTATCCTTGTAGTGATGCACATGTGGATAAAACAACAGATCACAAAGTTCTTTTAGTCTACTTGAACTCTGATTGCACAGGGGACACTATAATCTACAGTGATACATACAAGCAGGGAACAACGGGGGTTGCATTTTTTGACACAAAAGAGTTTAATGAGCTCAAAGAAATTAAAAGAATAAGCCCAGAAAAAAACAAAGCTGTTGTTTTTGACGGGGCTCATTATCATGCAGCAGAGTTTCCTGTTGCGGGGCAAAGAAGGCTAGTTTTAGTAGCTAACTTTAGATAGGGGGG